CAAAGGAATCAAGGCAGGCAAAGGAATCAAGGCAGGCTGGGGCATCGAGGCAGGCTGTGAGTTTGGCATTTACGCAGGCCTCCGCGTGAGAATCACAAGCGAATACAGAAAAATTATCGCGAAGACCAAGCCGGAGAATATCATGTGCGGCGAATTTGTGGAGGCAGAGAATGAGTGACGTTGAGATTATCACGGAGTTAAACCACCGGGCGGCACGGGAGCGCGAGCTCGGCGAAAGGTGGGACGAGATCGTCCGGCTTCGTAAACGGCAAAAGAGCCTGATGAAGATCGCGGAAACGGCCTGCTTCTCTGTGGCGTGTATGCTGCTTGGCGGTACGGCGGTTATGCTGGGCTTCGGCCTGTTCCGGGCGGCGGTCACGCTTGGAGGCGCGGCGGCGTGCTTCTTCGTCGGCGCGGTGTTGACGGGGGCATGATATGGAGCATCCTTGTGAGAGCTGCACGAAGGGGCGCGGGGAGAATTGCATGTGCAACAGATGGCGGGAGTGGTTCCGCTACACCTGCGCGAATCCGCCAGAAGCGCCGCAGGAGCAGAAGGTCACGTACCGCGATATCGTGTTCTGGACGGTGTTTACAGAAGCGTGGAGGTGAGCATGAAGCAGACGGAGAGAATCCTGCAATATATGCGCGACTTCGGAAGCATTACGCAGCTGGAAGCGATTCGGGACATCAGCTGTATGCGTCTGGGAGCGAGGATTTTTGATCTCAAGCGTGAGGGTTACGCGATCAAGAAGGAAACGGAAACGAGCAAGAACCGGTATGGTGAGGACACGAGCTATGCCAGATACAGGTTGGTGGAATGATGAAAGATAAGCAGCAAGCGCAATGTATGTTTGACCGATTCGGCGCTGAGATTTACGAAGGCGAAGAATACTTCGCCGGAAACGATGGGGATATCTTCGTGTGCGATTCTGAGAACTTTGACCCGGGCAATCATATCGTTTGCGATCTGGTAGAGACGATGGGAACAAAGTGGATATTAGAGCAGCTGGGGTATCAGAAGAAGACGTTCTGCCCCGGCTGAGAAGGAGGGAGCATGGCGAACTTTGAAACCGGTGTAAGCGGATATATCCAAGTCGAAGCAACGGTTCGTATGTCGTTCCCCGTGGACTTGAAAGGCAATGCGTACATCTGCTGTGATGCCTGCCGGTTTTACCGCCAGAGCGCCAGAAGATGCGCATTGACAGATGAGCCGATTTTGTGGTCTGGCAGATATGTTGGGCGGGAGTGCCCATTTGGAAGGAAGGATGAAAATGAAGCAATTCAGACTACTGCGACCGGATGAGATCGAGTGCCGCGTGGCACAGTGCAACGAAAAAGGCGCGTCGATCCTGCTGTACAAGACGGCCAGAACAGACGCGGACCTTTTGGACGAGACGGTAGGCGCGCAGAACTGGGAGAATGATTTTAAGCTGGTCGACGGCGTTCTGTACGGCGGAATCGGTGTGGACTACGGAAAGGCTGGGAAACTGATCTGGAAGTGGGACGCAGGCACAGAGAGCAACACAGAGGCTGAGAAGGGACGAGCTTCGGACGCGTTCAAAAGAGCCGGATTTAAACACGGTATCGGGCGGGAGCTCTACTCCGCACCGTTTATCTGGATTGACGCGGCGAAGTGCCAGAGGCTCAAGAAGAACGACAAGACAGGCCGCTGGCAATGCTCTGACCAGTTTGACGTAACGGAGATCACCTACGACGAGCAGGAGCGAATCAAAACGCTGACGCTTGCATCGAAGGGAAAGCCGGTCTACACCTTCGGACACGGTGGGAAAGCTGAGACACCGGGCACCCCGCGCCTTGTCTGCGCGGACTGTAAAGGCGAGATCACGCAGATCGTAGAAGGTGGCACACAGTTTACCGCTTTACAGGTAGCCGAGAAAACGAGAAAGCGCTTTGGCAGATGCCTTTGCTGGAACTGCGCGAGTAAGGCATGAGAGAGCTGAATGTTGTTGAAGCTTCGTGGAGCATGGATGCAGCGGGAAGCTGGCTGAGACTCCGGCCGGAGCTGCCCGGACAAGCCCAGATGGTAGCCGGAGAATTTGACCCGCAGAAGAAGTACACGGTCACGATCAAGGAATTTCGCAAGAAGCGAAGTCTGGACGCAAACGCTTATGCTTGGGTCTTGATGAACAAACTGGCAGACAAGCTGAGCATGGGCGTTCGCGACCTGTACCGGCATTATATCCCGGACATCCCGGGGAACAGTCAAGTGGTCTGCGTGCCGACGGAAGCGGTCGAGAAGCTGCAAAGCGGATGGGAGCACAACGGAATTGGCTGGTGCAGCGATACGTTAAAGTCAAAGCTACCGGGCTGCACGAACGTTGTTTTGTACTATGGAAGTTCCACGTTCGACCAGAAGCAAATGGGCGTGCTGCTCGATCTTATCATTGAGGACTGCAAGCAGGTCGGCGTGGAATACCTGACACCGGAGGAACTGGAACGGCTCAAGGGGGAATGGGATGCGTAAGGAAACGAAGGCAACGAAGATCTCTGAGAAGGTCAAGAAAGCCGTCTGGGCGCGCGACGGCGGGCGATGCATTGTCTGCCTTCGCCCCGGCAATCCGTGGTGTCATTACATCCCACGCTCGCAGGGCGGGCTTGGGGTTGAAGAGAACATTGTGACGCTTTGCGATAAGTGCCACAACGACTTTGACCAGACGGAAAAACGAAAGGACATGAAAGCGTACATCAAATGGTATCTCAAGATGAAATATCCCGATTGGGATGAAACGAAACTGATTTATAAGAAAGGAACGTAATTATGGAATCCTATGTAAAACTGAGTACGGAAAAGTATGAGGAATTGGCGAAGAAGTGCCTGACGCTCGATATGCTCGCTGAATCGTATAAGAAGATGTCCTCGTATCGTTTCGACGATGTTTTGAAAGTCATTTTTGGCGCTCCGGAAGAGAATGCGGCGGATACGGAGGACGGCGAATGCTGAACCACATTGTTATTATGGGCAGAATGACTCGAGACCCGGAGTTGAGAAAGACGAATGGCGGAACGTCCGTTGCATCCTTCACGCTGGCGGTTGACCGCGACCTCGCGCCGAAGGGCGGAGAGAAAGAGACGGATTTCATTGATTGCGTCGCGTGGGCGGGAACCGCTGATTTTGTAAGCGGCTACTTTTTTAAGGGTAGCATGGCCGTCGTAGACGGTCGGTTGCAGCTGCGCGACTGGAAGGATAAGGACGGCAACAAGCGCCGGTCTGCTGAGATCGTGGCAAACCGTGTTTACTTCGGCGAAGGAAAGAAATCTTCGGAGCCGAAGGACCCGGAAAACCCCGGCGGGTTTACGATGATGGACGAAGATGACGGCGAAGAACCGCCGCTCTAAGGCGGTGGCGGGATGGCAAACAACAAAGACCCTGCCGTCTTGTTTTACACGTCGGATTTCCTATCCGGCTGTGCCTTGATGGATATGCGGGAGCGTGGGCAGTATATCACGCTCCTGTGTCTCCAAAGAGAGCGCGGGCATATGACGATGCAGGAAATCATACGGGCTGTCAAAAAGCCGTCAGACGAGGTTATGAGCAAGTTTCAGAAGGATGAGGACGGCAAGTACTTCAACCGCCGGATGGAGCTTGAAATCGAAAAACGGGACAAGCATTGCCAGCGTCAAAGGGAGAACATCAGCAAGCGTTGGAACAAAGAAAATGATAACTCTGGTATGGCTGATGGTAGTGCTTGCGGTAATACCACGGTATTACCTTTAGGAAATGGAAATGGAAATAGAAAAGAGAGTAGTTCTATTTCTGAGAAGAAACGTAAGAAATTTATACCACCTACGTTGGAAGAGGTTTCCGCATACGCGAAGGAGCGTGGAGTCCCGAATCTGGCACAGAAATTTTTCGACTATTATTCTGCCGGAAATTGGGCCGACGGGAAGGGCGATCCCGTACGGAACTGGAAGCAGAAGTTTTTGACGTGGGAATCGAAAGAACGCGAGAAGGGCGCGCCGTCACAGCCGGGGAAGAAGCCGGGGTACAACGTGCAGCACCACGGGGACGAGCTGTCTGATTTCCAGAGGGCGGCGATTCAGCGGATGTTGGGGGAGGAAGCATGATGAAGCAGGGAGCCGAGGTCTGGATTGTCATACCGGAGCCGCTACCGATTTACCAACGGCTCATGCCAAAGCTCAGAACGCCTTTAAGGGCGCGGAAGTATCCGCAGAAGATGCAGAACAAGGCGTTTTACCTCGTCAGCGTTAAGGACCCGGAGGACGGGCGGCGGAAGATTATCACCGTCCGGGAACCGGAATGCTGGGAGGCAGAAGTGACGGTGCAGGTCAGGAGGAAGACATGATCAGGCAAAAATACGCCGGACCATGCGGCAGGGATTGCCCACATCGAGGGCCGGGATGTGGCGCTACCTGCGAGCCGTGGCTTGCCTATGAGGCTGAACGGAACGCGGGCTACGACAAGCGCGCCGAGATCATCGACATAAGCCAAATGACCGATGGCGGGGCGAGAAACTGCCGGAGAGCAGCAAGAAGGAAACGGAAAATAGGAGGGGAAATGTAAAACTATGACAGAAAAGGAAATCGTGCAGGCGCTGCGGCGCTGCCAATTTGGGGCACCGTGCGCTCGCTGCCCGGCAGTGAGCTATAAAAACTGCATGGACGAGATGCATAAGTGCGCAGCCGACCTCATCGAGCGCCTGACCGCCGAGAACGTGGCGCTGAGGGAGAAGGCGCCGCAGTGGATCAGCGTGGAGGAACGGAGGCCGGAGCCGGGGAAACGCGTCCTTGCTACGGACGGCATATTTGTCGGCGAGGCGTACCGCACAAGCGCGGATACATGGAGAAGATATGACGGAATAGCTATGCGTGACTGCATCGGCAGCGTAGTCACCCACTGGATGCCGCTGCCGGAAGCGCCGGAGGGAGGAGAAAAGGCATGAAAGTCTACATAGCCGGTAAAATCCCCGGAGATCCGAAATACCGGGCGAAATTTAAGGAAGCGGCGGCGGAGATAGCCCGAGGGGGCCACATCCCTCTCAACCCAGCCGACCTGCCAAAAGGGATGTGCCCAAAAGACTACATGTGCATCTGCTTTGCGATGATTGATGCGGCTGACGTGGTCGTTTTCCTGCCAGACGCGAAAGACAGCGCAGGCGCGCGCCTTGAGAAAGCATATTGTGAATACGTCGGGAAGGAGATGGAATTTTGGAGCGATTAACGTTTGAAGGGAACTTCTGCGACATCGCGCAGTGCCGCGAGCTGCCGTGTAAGTATGACGGGAACTGCACGCAGAAGGAGGCATGGGAAAGGCTCAAGCAGTTCGAGGATGCGGGATTATCTCCGCAGGCGTGCGCAGAGGCGCGAGAGATAGAGGAAACACTTTCCCGATGGGATTACTCCATCTCACGAATGGTGGAGCTGATGAAAGCGGATGTTGAAGGGCGCGTCCTGATTCTGCCGTGCGCACCGGATGCGATTTACTGGGAGAAGGTAGGCGGCATTCTGGCGCAGTCTCGCTTTGAAGGTCTACACGTCTACGAAGACGGCACGATTAAGTACGCTGGTTACGGCATGGAAATCTGCGCAGAGGACATCGGCAAGACCGTATTTTTGAGCCGCGAAGAAGCCGAGAAAGCTTTGCAGGAAATGGAGGGCAAGAAGGATGGCGTATAACGTTTATTTTTCTTGCGATACGTGCGGAGCCACATATAGCTGGATAAACCACACGGTTTCACAATCTACTGCCGCGAGGATTGCGAGAAGCGGTGGGTGGAGCGTTGGGAAACGTGGATGGTTTTGCCCGGAGTGTCGGAAGAAGAGGAGGAAGAGAGAAGATGCCTGACGAATACATCAGCCGCGAAGCGGCACTGCAGGAAATGGAGGGCAAGAAGGATGGCAACAAAACGAGTATGTGACCGCTGCGGGGCGGAGATAAACCCCGTGAGTTCTGCGACGTATGTAAACGTGCGAAGCGCGTTCCATGAAGAATCACCTGATATTGAGCTTTGCTGCTCCTGCGCGATGCAAATCAAAGAATGGCTTAAGTCGCGTGTAGAGGAGGGCAAGAAGGATGGCTAAACTGAAACCGTGCCCGTTTTGCGGCGGGGAGGCGAAAGTCGTTGTGAGCTCTACAGAATATGGAAAAGGCATCGTCGGATGGCGATTTGGAGTAGAATGCCAAGATTGCCCCGTCCGGCTCACCAGAATAGATTATGAGCTGTCAATACGTTTGTCTGGGACCGGGGAAATCGAAACCATTATTGACGAACGCGATGAGGCAGCAGCTGCCTGGAACAGGAGGCCAATCGATGGGCCAACATAAACACAACCCGACCGCTATCGCGGCGGCAAAGGGCGAGCTGCCGCCGAAGGAGCGAGAGCGGCGGCTGACCAAGCGGCAGGCGGAAAGGCTCTTGCGGCTGAAAATTATACGAACAATCGACCCATTCCACGCCTTGCCGGATGGGATGGCCGGAGTTATTGCAGGAGGTATGCCTTATGGCTGATTATATCCGGCGCGAGGATGCGCTATTTGCGTTACGGAAAGCAGAACGCGGTGGAAGCATGACGGCACTAACACGGTTGGAACGCGCATATGCCGAAATTCGGGAAATGCCCGCCGCCGACGTTACGGAGGTGGTGCATGGAACGCCGGTGACGGAAGTGCGCACGAGGACGATTGTGGGATACCATGAGGAGATCGGAGTTTTGGCGGAAGACCGCTCTACACTTTACCGCAGGAATATGGTGCATGCGGACATCCCGTATGACCACTGCCCAATATGCGGCGCAACGCTGTGCTCACGGTGGCACAACTTCTGCGGTAAGTGCGGGGCGAAGATGGATGGAGGTGAAGATCGTGCGGTTAGTTGATTTAGATGCAGTAATCGATCGTATCGAAATGGAGTGGGGATACGAGGGGATACGTGAGGACTTATACAGTCTGCCAGTCGTAGACGCTGTGCCGGTGGTTCACGCGAAGTGGATTCCGTTCCATAGCAAAGCGGCAGGAGATATCCAGTATTGCTCGGCGTGCGACATCGGATTTGACGCGCGAATGGATTACTGCCCGCACTGCGGGGCACGCATGGACGGCTGGATGGAGGACGCAGACAATGGAGAGTGAAAAACTGGTTTCTGCCGATGGTCTGAGGGAATGGTTGAAGAAGATCCCACTTCATGATTTGAGCGATGGTCGCGGGCTTTGCCGCATAATTTTCGCGGAAGACTTTGAAAGGGCGATGGCGTCATTTCCGGGCGATACTATACAAATAGTGCGCTGCAAGGGCTGCAAATACTACAGAAACCATCCGAACGGGCTGTGCTATCTGCACACGGAGCCAAAGGAAAACGAGCGCGGTTATTCCGGTGTGGCGGTTTGCGTAGAACCGGATGATTTTTGCAGCTACGGTGTGAAGAAAGGCGGAACGGTTTTCTGAACAAGAGCTGGAACGGATGTGCTTTTCCGGAGAGAAATGCGGAGATTTTGAAGAAAGGAGATTTGAATGTTTGGAAGAGCAAAATTGAAAGCTGAAATTGTGCGGCTACAATACCGTGTGGCTGAACTTGAAGAAAGGTTATGCCCGTGTGAGGAACACGATTGGAAAGAGATTGGGTATAAATTGTCCTTCGGCGATTTTGACGTTTCGCGGATATGCACCTATAAATGCAGGAAATGCGGAAAAATCGTCACAAGAGATGAGGATTAGAGGATGAACATTACACTTTTGAAATATCCCACCGATGAGGACTGGGCGCTTGCAAAACAGTGCGCTTTAGTTACCATCGGCAAAGAGATGAAAACAGCACCGGACATGGAATGGAAGCACGCCATTCTCCGGGCTCGGCACAGCCCCATCCGGACGTTACAGTTTGCGTTTTATCTTGAGGGCGTGCCGTACTGGGTAAGCACCCATTTAGCCCGCCACGTCCACGCACAGCCGTTTATCCGGTCACAGCGGAATGACAGGCAGGACGAATACGACCGGAACGCAGCGCGGCAGGACGCGCCGGTAGACATGATCTGGTACATGAGCGCCGAAGAGCTGATGACCATTGCAGAAAAGCGGATATGCAAACTGGCGGCGAAAGAAACGCGGGAAGTTGTCTTAATGATGCGCTGGTTGGTGGTCAATCATTTCCCGGAGTTTGAAGGGCTGCTCGAGCCGCATTGCACGAAATACGGCGATTGCCCCGAAATGAAGCCGTGCGAGACCGGAAGGAGGCTGCAAGGTGGGAACGATACTGGCGATTGACCCGGGGAATATGGAATCCGGGCATGTCCTCGTAGAGCACGACGGGCATGAAATCCGGAAGGTGCTGGACGTTGGTAAAGTTCCGAACGGGGAGATATTCCCCGTTCTCTGCCGGGAGTATCAGCACCTGGCAATCGAAATGGTTGCCGGAATGGGAATGCCAGTCGGTCAAGAGGTGTTTGATACGTGCTTCTGGATTGGGCGGTTCTGGGAATATGCCGAGCTTTACCGGAAGGGGTACCAGATACAGAAGATCTTCCGCCGGGAAGAAAAGCTCTACCTTTGCGGCAGAGCGTCGGCGAAGGATGCAAACATTCGGCAGGCGCTTGTAGACCGCTACGCGCCCGGTCAGCCGAATTTCGGGAAAGGGACGAAGAAGAATCCGGGCTTTTTCTACGGCTTCTCGGCGGACATGTGGGCGGCGATGGCGGTAGCTGTGACGTATTTTGATAAGTACATAAGGGGGATACAGCTATGATTTGCCCGGGATGCAACAAAAAGATGCGGTGCAAAGACAGCAGGCCTACCAGTGACAGAATCATAAAAACACGAAGATATTTATGCGAAAGCTGTGGCGAGGTGCGCTACACGGTGGAGATCCTAAAGGAAACATACAGCGCGCTTTCGGCGCAAAGATTGAAGGAGGTAACGAAAAATGGACATGAGTGAATGGGCAAAACGAGAAATTGAACTCGCATGTAAGCGGAACCGTGGGAACCGCCTCAAGGAGGAATTCGATGATGAATTCAATTACGGATGTGCCTGCTATGCAAGTGCACTCAAAGCACTTAAGAGCATGCTAGACGACGCTCATAGTGGCACGAGTATCATGATCACAAAATATATTCTCAACCGTTTGAAGGAAGAATACAACGAGCGGAAGCGGATGGAGGAATGTAGGCATGGAGCAGTTGAAGGGCGCGAAATTTGACGGCGGAAAGCCCAGACCGTCCACCGTCCCCGTGGAGGCGATAGAGGCGATCATGGCGGCTCGGGAATACGGGCTTCAAAAGTACAAAGACGCGGAGGACTGGCGCAGCATTGAGCCGGAGAGATGGCACGAGGCGCTGTTACGGCACGTACTCGCGATTTGGGAAGACCCGACGCACATTGACGAGGAATCCGGGCTGCCGTCGCTGTGGCACGTGATGACAAACGGGGCGTTTTTGTGTGCGTGCTTGAAGGATGTCTTGGACGAGAAGATGAAACAAGGAGGCTGATACGGTGAGCAAACCGCGCTATGGATGGTGGGGGTATGCGAAGTGGATGATACGAAGTTACAAAAGCGGTACACTTATGACGCGGGATGAAATCTCTGCTGTCGAAGCTGCAATTGAGGAAACAAAACAGCTTATCGACGGGTCGGAACGCCTCCGACTCATAGATTTGGTCCTTTGGAAGCGCACACACACCTTACAGGGCGCTGCTATGGTGGTATATGTTTCGGAGCGTACCGCTCAGGAATGGCATAGGCAGTTTATCTACTTAGTGGCAGAAAAACGTGGTTTATATTCAAAAGTTTGCGTAAGAGAGCCTTAAACATAGTGTATCGTTGAGAGCGTAGAGGTGTATCCTCTGCGCTTTCATCCTTTTCAACGGCTACGCAGCGTACTGCGGAACCTCCTTTTTCTTAGCTCCACCGGAAACCGCAATCCGGTGGAGCGTGAAAAGGAAGATTGGAAGGGTGAATAAGGAGGGATGAAATGGAAGTAAAGAGCTTGAAATTAGATAGCATTACGCCTTATGGGAAGAATGCAAAGAAACACGATAAACGGCAGATCAACAACGTTGCGGAGAGCATCAAGCAGTACGGCTTTGTTCAGCCGATTGTAGTTGACCGGGGCGGTGTGATTGTAATCGGTCATTGCCGCGCTCTGGCGGCAAAGAAGCTTGGCATGGAAGAAGTGCCTTGCGTTTGCGTGGATGATCTGACACCGGAGCAGGTGAACGCCCTGCGGCTGGTAGATAACAAAAGCAACGAGAGCGACTGGGACTTTGACCTGCTGGCGGTGGAACTGCCGGGGCTTGACCTGTCGGCTTTTGACTTTGACTGGGGACTTCGCGACGAGCTGAACGATTCCGTTGTGGAGGATGATTATGACCCTGTTCTTCCAGCAGAGCCTAAGAGCAGACTTGGCGATGTATATCAGCTTGGGGATCATCGCCTTATGTGCGGGGATAGTACGTCCTTGTCGGATGTACAAAAGCTCGTAGGGGGGGCACAGATGGACTTGCTTCTCACGGACCCGCCGTACAATGTGGACTATCAGGGCGCCGCCGGTAAAATCAAAAACGACAACATGGAAGATACAGCATTCAGGCGCTTTTTGACGGATGCGTTTTCTAATGCAGCAATAGTCATGAAACCGGGTGCACCGTTTTATATCTGGCATGCCGATTCTGAGGGTTATAATTTCAGGGGAGCGTGCAGAGACGCCATGCTGAGAGTAAGGCAATGTCTGATTTGGGTAAAAAATAGCATGGTAATGGGCCGGCAAGACTACCAATGGAAGCATGAACCGTGCCTATATGGAGAGAGCGAGCTAGAGGAGGACGCGCATGAGCCGTGCCTGTATGGATGGACTGATGGGCATAAGCATTATTTCTTTAAGAATCGGAAGCAGACCACTGTATTAAATTTTGACAAGCCTGTTAAGTCTGCGGAGCATCCGACCATGAAGCCGATTAAGTTGTTCGACTACCAGATGCAATGTTCCAGCAAGCCGGGAGAGAATGTTCTTGACCTGTTCGCTGGCTCTGGCACAACGATCATGGCAGCGGAGCAGAACGGGAGACATGCATATTGCATGGAGTTTGACCCAAAGTATGCCGATGTAATCATTGATCGTTGGGAGAAGTTCACAGGAGAAAAGGCGGTGCTTCTGAGTGACGGTTGAAGAAGCACAGGGAATTATTGACAAAACAACGAGCCCGTATTTGAAGCGGGACATGGAAAAGTTTATCAAACGCCAGAGGAGAAAGGAGGGCGCGTATGGCACGACCAAAAAAGGAAATAGATCAGAAGCAGTTCGAGGCACTGTGCGGGCTTCAATGTACCCTTCTGGAAATCTGCGACGCGCTTGATGTAAGCGATAAAACCTTAGACGGATGGTGTAAGAGAACTTATGGGGAGCATTTCTCCGAAGTATTCGCAAAAAAGAGGGGTAAAGGGAAAATATCACTGCGAAGAATGCAATGGAGGCTTGCCGAAAAGAATGCGTCTATGGCTATCTGGCTCGGGAAACAGTACCTCGATCAGAAAGACGTTGTGGAGCAAAACATCAATACAGAGTGCGTCAAGGTGATACTTGATGTCTGACATCCGCCTATCTGAAAAAATCGGCTCTGCGTTTTACGAAGTTGCACGCGATGTTTTCAAGCATGGTCACACGCACTACGATTTTAGTGGCGGGCGTGGGTCGTTGAAGTCCTCCACTGTGTCTGTACTCGTTCCCCTGCTGCTGATAAACAACCCAAACACACACGCGCTTGTGCTGCGAAAGGTTGCGAATACCATACGCGATAGCGTTTATGCACAGTACATATGGGCAATCGGTGAGCTTGGCATGGCGGCATATTGGGAAGCAAAGGTTTCCCCGATGGAACTGATATACAAGCCTACCGGCCAGAAGATCATGTTCCGGGGTGCGGACGACCCAATGAAAATCAAGTCCATTAAGGTACCGTTTGGTTATATCGCTGTTACGCACTTTGAGGAGAAAGACCAGTTTGCCGGTCGTGCCGAAATACGAACGATTTTGCAGTCGACAATGCGCGGCGGCTCTAAATTCTGGAATTTTGAAAGCTATAATCCGCCGATCAGCCGGGACAACTGGGCAAACAAAGACAGCTTGGAAGAACGCTCGGACAGGCTGTGCCACAAGTCAACATATCTGCAAGCGCCGCCAGAGTGGCTGGGGCAGCAGTTTATTGACGAAGCTGAACACCTGAAAGCCACTGACGAGCGGGCGTATCAGCATGAATACCTCGGCATCCCGGTCGGTACCGGCGGCAATGTGTTTGACAGGCTCGAATTTCGGGAGATCACGGACGAAGAAGTTTCCAGATTCGATAAAATCTATCAGGGCGTGGATTTCGGATGGTTCCCAGACCCCTTTGCATTTATCCGGCTGCATTACGACAAGGCAAGGGAAACAATTTACCTGCTTGACGAGATATACCAAAATAAGCTTTCGAACGAGCAGAGCGCGACGATAATCAAACAGCGCAGATATGGCAATGTGCGCGTCATCTGTGACAGCGCGGAGCCAAAGAGCGTGGCTGACCTACGGGCAATGGGATTGCCTGCGTATGAGGCGGTCAAGGGACCCGGCTCGGTCGAATACGGCATGAAGTTCTTGCAGAGAAGAACGATTGTCATTGATAGAAAACGAACGCCACATGCCTACGATGAGTTCGTGGGCTACGAATATGAAAGAAACAAAGACGGCGATATTATCAGCGGATACCCGGACGCGAACAATCATCTGATTGACGCGACGCGGTACGCCTTAGAGCCTGTGAGCCGTAGAATGGGAGTTATTGCATGACGGTTATCGATAAATTAAAGGAACTCGGGTATACGACAATCCCAGAGGAATTCTATACATACGTGTCCCTTTGGAAGTCGTGGTACGTCGGCAAAGTCAAGGGGTTCCATCAGTACCGGAGATATAACGGACATAAGTGGACAAAGTGCAATCGTGCAAGCCTCGGCATGGCGAAAAAGGTTTGTGAGGACTGGGCGAACCTTTTGATGAATGAGAAAGTCCAGATAACACTTGAGGGGCAGAAAGAACAGGCGTTCGTTGATAGCGTCCTGACGGCGAACAACTTCACGGTCAAGGCAAGCGAAATGCAGGAAATGAAATCCGCGCTCGGAACTGTAGCGTATATCCCTCGTGTGGTCGGCCAAGCGGTCAACGAGAGCGGAGAGACCGTTCCGGGCGATGTTTCCGGTATCGCTCTTGACTATGTGACTATTGAGCACATTTTTCCGCTGGCTTGGCAGAATGGCTTTATTTCAGAGTGTGCTTTTGACAGCGTTGTCACACGGGCTGGAAAAAACTATCTGTATTTGCAGATTCACCGGAAAGACGAAAAAGGACTTTACGTCATCGAGAACAGCATTTACCGATACGAAAACGAAACGCTTGCCGACGCACTGCTTACCGATGTTCCGGGCTTTGAGCGAATACCCCCTGTGGTACATACGGGAAGCGACAAGAGGCAGTTCGTCATCGACAGACCGAACATCGCAAACAATCTTGACTACCTGCTTCCGGTTGGTATCCCTGTGTATGCAAATGCAATCGACGTTCTGCGCGGCGTTGACTGTGCCTATGACTGCTACGTCAACGAGTTCGAAAACGGCCCAATGATGATGATGGTAAAAATGCCCGCTACAAGGTGGGAAGACGATGAACCGACGCTTGATGACAATGACCGGCGTTTCTATCTGCTTCCGGAGGATACGCAGCAAGGGAATGTTGTAGAGACAATTTCTCCGACGCTGAGAACCGAGCAACTGAATGTAGGACTTCAAGACCAACTGAACGTACTGTCCAGTAAGTGCGGCTTCGGCGAGACCTATTACCGTTTCGACGGCGGCAGCGTTGCGACGGCAACGCAAGTTATCAGCGAAAACTCCACCATGTTCCGCACCATTAAGAAACATGAAATTGTGCTGGAACAAGCGCTAGTGGAGCTGTGCCGTATTCTGCTACGGTTGGGAAACACAGCTATGAAAGCCGGTCTGAATGAAGATGTGGAAATATCTATAGATTTCGATGACAGCATCATAGAAGACAAAGCTACTGATTTCTCCCGCGATATGCAGCTTCTCAGCGCAGGCATCATGAACGACTGGGAGTTCCGTATGCGCTGGATGAATGAGGACGAGGCGACAGCAAAGGCGGCGCTGCCGAAGGCGCGTGACATGGTAATCGAGGAAGAAACGGAGGTCGAGTAATGGGATTTGGAGAAAACACTGGGACTATTGGGGTTGTGAAAGATGAGCCGGTATCCATTTACCCCAGAACTACTTGATGCGATCCCAGAGGATCTGGCAGAACTGTTCCGAGGATTGGAAGATACGCTCCTCGATGAGATATGCAGTAGGCTTGCGCTGAAAGACCAGCTGAACGAAGTGACTGTTCAGGCAATCAGAGCGCTTCGTTCGCATGGTATCAACACGAAGGAGATTGAAAAAGCAATCCGCAAGACCTCTGGAATTAGCGAGAAGAAGCTCAAGGAGCTTTTCAGTGACGTTATTGCCAGAAACCAGAAGTATTACACATCGGTTATCGACATGGCAGGGCTGACACAGCCTGATATTCTGGTGAACACTGCGACAATCGAAGCAATCAGAGCGCAAACGCTTGATGAATTTCATAACATCACACAGTCTATGGGATTCTTGGTGGACAAAGGCAGGACGATGCTCCCGCCTGCGCGTGCATATCATTGGGCGTTAGATTCTGCTGTCATGCAGATTCAGAGCGGGGCGATCAGCTACAATCAGGCGATTAAGTCTGCGGTGCAACAGCTTGCAGGCGGACTGAAAGTCGTGAACTACGAAAGCGGACACGTTGACAACATCGATGTTGCTATTCGGAGAGCTGTCATGACCGGCGTGAATCAGATCTGCGACCAGTACACGAACCAAAGCGCAGAGTACCTTGATACGAGATACTTTGAAGTGTCTGCGCACTCTGGGGCGCGTGACAAGCCGGGTGCTTCGCCGTGGTCAAGCCACAAAGAATGGCAAGGGAAAGTCTATTACCAGAGTAAAAGCGGCGAACCTGACCCGCTGGGGCTTTATGATGACCTTGTGGAAACGACCGGTTACGGATATGTTGACGGTCTGACAGGCGCAAACTGTAGGCATCACAAATACCCGTTTGTTCCGGGAGTTTCGGAACGAACTTACACAGACGAACAGCTCAAGCATATCGACGATGGTCTTGGCTGCACGTTTGACGGAAAGACTTACACAGCCTATGAAGCGACGCAGATGCAGCGCCGCATAGAACGGCAAATCCGCGCGCAGAAGAAGCTTAGAAACGCATACAAAGAAGCTGGTCTTTCCGAGGACGCGACCGCCGCGAACACAAAGCTTCGGCGGCTGAACGCAGAATATAGCAGGTTCAGCGAGGCTGCAGGGTTACCGGAGCAGAGAGAAAGGACGAAAGTATTGTATGATTGACGAAAATCTAAAGCAAGCCATCGAGCGGGCGCTTGCGTCCGGCTTCCGGGTGGAACTCCTGCGAGACAAAGACGGGAAAATTATCGCGCAGACAATCCAGCGAAAACGGCTGAAAACTGAATAAATTCCCACGGCGTAAATGTTCGCCGGGAAGGGCTGAATGGAGCCAACTACTAAGAATTTTTTGGTAGTTGGCTATTTTTTATTTTGAATTTGGAGGTTCAAACATGGCAGACGAAGGTGGAGTTTGGCGCACAATCAGCGGGCGGCGGGTATTTATCAAAGACGGACAGAGCCTGACAGATGCAATGCGCGAAAGCGGGAAGTTTGGGGAGGACAAAACCAAACTCTTTAACAGATCGGATTTCTCAACTGCAAAAAAGCTTACAGAAGAAATCTGCAGCGAACAAGATTTTATGTACTTCGGTTTACGTGTGCAGGAAGAAGATACGGAAAATATCGGTGAAACAATGAAACACACGTCACAAAATTTTGGCGGTGATTTTGACGATGCGGGCACGGAGCCGGAAGACCTTGATGGCGTGTCAACGATTCGTATTGACCGGACGTCACAGGTGATGCAGTACGGTGGATACGAAGGACGCGTCATGTATTTGCTCGGAGCTGATGAGGGCGAAGACGGATACGACCCCGGGGAATTCATTATGAAGGACGCGCGAGTCCTTGCAAAGATGAAAGTGGAAAATGGAGCTCTCAAAATTACAGAAAAGGTAAAATCTGAAGACTCCAAAATTTCTTCAGCTAAAACATCGAATAGCCCTAGCGCAAGTTCATCGACTTATGCAGGTACGGCGACACAGGTAAAAGAATACCGCTCTTTTAAAGCTGAAATGGAGCGTAAATATGGCGACCGTATTTGGTCAGATATGACAGATAGCGAGTACGACAGATACGAAAGGCTGGAACGTATCGCATATCGCGGAAAATGAAAAACGCAGCGGGGAATGACGCTGTGGGAATAGAAAGGATTTACAAAAAATGAAAGACGAAATTATGACTTTTGATGAAATACTGGCTGACCCCACTTACAAGGCGGAGTTCGACAGGCGAATCACAAAGGCACTTTCGACTGTTCAGAGCAAGCTGGACGCGGAAGTGGAGAAGAACAAGCAGTTTGCAGCGAACGGCAGCGCGGAAACGGAAGCGCTCAAAAAGGAGATCGAGGGCTACAAGTCCAAGATCGCCGATTATGACTACGCAGATGTGATCCGCAAGACGCTTGCTGAAAAGGGCGTGAAGTTCAGCTCTAAAGCTGCTGAAAAGGCATATTTGGCAGACCTAAAAGCAAAACACCTTGAAATCAAAGACGGTGCGCTTGATGGGTTTGACGAATGGCACAAGGCTCAAGTCAGAGCCGATCCATCCGCGTTCCAAGACGGCGTAAAAATCGACTGGTCTGCCGCCGTTGGCGGCGGCGAAAAGAAAACAGATACCAATGCCGCGATGAACAATCTGATCCGCGGCGCACTCAAGTAACGAAAAGGAGATTACAACATGGCAAGTATTGATCGTTCCGCACTTTCCGGCCTTATCCCGGAACCCGTAACCCGCGAAATCATGCAGGGCGCTATCGCCGAATCTGCCGTTCTTCGTATGGGCCGCAGACTGGCGAATATGTCCAGCAAGACGCAGACCATTAATGTGCTTGACGCACTTCCCTCCGCGTACTTTGTCAACGGCGAGGCCACTGACAGCGGCGCTGGTGAGGCATTCAAGCAGACCACCAAGATGGCGTGGGACAAGAAGAAGCTGTATGCCGAGGAAATCGCGGTTATCGTCCCCATTCCCGAGGCTGCTCTCGATGATGCGGATTATGACATTTGGGGCGAGGTCAAGCCCCGTCTGACCGAGGCTTTCGGCAAGGTCATTGACGCGGCAATCTTGTTCGGCACGAACAAGCCGAGCACTTGGCGCACTGGCGTTGTTCCTTCGGCCATCGCTGCCGGTAACGGCGTACCCGTCGGCACAAGCGTCTTTGACGACATCATGGGCGAGAACGGCCTGATCGCGAAGGTCGAGCTTGATGGCTTCAATCCGAACGGCGTTATGTCCGCAATCCAGATGCGCGGCAAGCTGCGCGGACTGAAGGACACGACCGGTCAGCCAATCTTCAAGTCCGATATGCAGGGTGCAACGCGCTATGGCCTGGATGGTATGGATATGTACTTCCCGATGAACGGCGCATTTGACCCGGCACAGGCACAGATGATCGTCGGTGACTGGACGCAGCTGGTATACGCCATCCGTCAGGACATGACCTTTAAGATCTTCACCGAGGGTGTCATTCAGGACCCGAGCACGAAGGCAATCACCTACAACCTCATGCAGAACGATATGGTCGCTCTCCGTGCGGTCATGCGTCTCGGCTGGGAAATCGCAAACCCGGTCAACGCATACAACGTTGACATTGCCAACCCGTTCCCGTTCTCTGTTTATGGAAAGGCTGGCACAGTATCTACGGTGACTGTATCCCCTGCTACTGCAACCGTGAAAAAGGGAGCGAGCAAGGCGTTTGCGGCTTCTGTTGCTGGTGAAGGCATCGTGAGCGGCGATGTCGAGTGGAGCCAGAGCGGCGCGAAGTCTTCCATTTCGGAAAACGGTATCCTGACGGTCGCTTCCAACGAGACGTCCGCGAGCATTACCGTTACCGCAAAGTCCAAGCAGGACAGCACGAAGACCGGAACGGCCACTGTGACGGTAGGTTCGTAACAGAAAGGAGCTGGCGCAATGATATACGCCGATTATGAGTACTACTGCGATATCTACAAGGGAACGGTAGACGCTGACAGCTTTTGCAGATTGGCGACACGCGCCAGTTCCTTCCTTGACTACTACACGCAAAATCGAGTAAAGGATTTTGCGGAGCTGGATGCTGTGAAAATGTGCTGCTGCGCCTTAGTCGACCAGTATATGCTGATCGACACGGCACAGGAGCTTGCCAGAAAAAATGTGTCCGCCGGGCTTGCATCTGACGAAGGAGAATTGCAGAGTGAGACTGTAGGCGGCTATTCCCGGACGCTTCGCAGCGGCGGTGATTCTTCCGTAGCTGCATTAAAAGCGGCTTCGGAGGCGAAGAAAGCTCTTGCAAGCGTAGCACGCGAATATCTAGCCCATACCGGGCTTCTCTACAGAGGCAGGTGTTTTGCATGTACGCCCCCCACACTGTAACCATCTACAACGTCACACAGGAGCAAGACCAGGATTTCAAGGACACGCAGAAGAGCTATATCACAGTGATTCGCGGCGTAATGCTCCAAGCGTCGAAAGCTGCCAATGTCCGCGCGAGCGGGCTTGAAGGTGCAGATGCGGTAAACCTGTACATTCCGTTTTCCTCGCCAGCCGTAGACGGCGTGACAGGCGCGGAGAAGCGCTACGTCGGGCCGCAAGAATTCTGGCGTGCAACTGATAAAAGCAAAATCTGGACGCTCTCCACGGACGGTAACGGCGGCACGACCTTCTTTGTGAAGGGTGAAGTAGTCGAACCGGACAAGACGGAAGAACAGATTGAGATGCTTTACGACGATGTGTACAAAGTGACAAAGGTGGACATGAAGGACTTCGGCAGTCCTTCCATGCGGCACTGGCAGGTCGGAGGCACGTGATGCTGAAATTCAGTGTAAAAACCGACGGCTTTGACGAGCTTCAGGAGGCTATAGCACGGGCTTGCACAAAAGCAGAACACATTGTTGCTGTACAGGCAGAGAAGGATACAAGCCCGTATGTGCCGTTTTTGACCGGCTCTCTCGACCAGAGAACGCAGGTGGTTGGTAATGCGATCATCTATCCGGGGCCGTATGCACGGTTTCTGTATTACGGGAAAGTCATGGTTGACCCGGAGACTGGCAGCACATACGCGCCAAAGGGCGGGACGAAGGTTCTGACAGACAAAAACCTTGTGTTCACGACAACCGGACACGCGCAGGCACAATCACACTGGTTCGAGGCTTCAAAGGCTGAGAACCTTGACAAATGGATTCGAGTTGCAGATAAGGCGGTGAAAAATGGGCTCTGAAAAAGAAAAAAAGCTTGTTTCTTCAGAGGAAGAACAGGACATATCCAGAAAAATGATGGTCTGGGTTAACTCGTTTTCGGATGACGATCTCCCGGCTGCAACCATAAATTATGAGTTTCTCGCCGCTGATTCCGCAAGCGTGGCTCTGTCCGTGATTCAAGGCGCGTACATAACAAGAAGGTACTTGCTCGGCGGGCATGAGGCAGAATACCAGTTCAAGATCATAGCCCGTATCAAGCCGGGCGGAAGTAACGACAAGCGCTTGAAAGCTGATGCGGTACTAAACCGCTTCGGGGATTGGGCGATGCAGAATTATCCGTCTCTTGGAGATGGCGTTCGTGTCCGTCGCATGGAAGCGGTCAGCCGCGCGGCGGTATTCGCCGTGTACCAGGGCGGATGGGAAGACCATCAAATCTTAATGAAGATGAAATATGAGGTGATTTAACTATGGCAGATATGACCTTTAACACCGTTGCTGGGCAGCCTGTAGACAGAGAACTTTTGATTCTTTTTGTGAATACGGGCTCTGATTCCGCCGCCGTGTGGTCGCCGCTTGGGACGCGCGTCACGGATTCCAGCATGGAATACGACTGGCAGAAGGATTCCAACAAGGACATCCTCGGCACGACCAGAACCACGATGAAAAAGCCCATCATCACGCAGGACTTTGAACCGTGCGAACTCGATGCCGGAGATGTTGCGCTTACGCATATCTGGAACCTCGCCGTTAAGGAACAGAACGCGGCGGCTCTGGCGAATCAGGACATTCTTATCGTGCATCATTACGCAGGCACGAAGAAAACGGCTGTTTTTGCAGAGAGATACAAGGGCGCTGCAATCGAGGCGACAGGTCTCGGCGGCGAAGGCGGCGGCTTCGTAGGTATGCCGCTTACGGTAACTCCGGGCGGCGAGAGAATCACCGGCACTGCGGCGGTTGGTTCCAACGGAGAAATTACGTTTACGCCGGACGCGGCATAAGGAGGGACGATAGATGACGGACATCAAGATTGCAACTGGCGTTGAAAAAATCAACATCAACGACAAAGTAACGCTCGAGTTCAACCCGACAGACGCAGAAATTGTAGAGAAAATTTTTGACGTGTTCAACGGATTGGAAGATCGTCAGCGGAAATATCAGGCAGAAGTGGAAAAGAACGCGAACAAAAAAGAAATCTTTGAGATTGCGCGTCGGGAAAGTAACGAAATGCGCGATACGATCGACAGCCTTTTCGGGGTTCCGCTTTGCACGCCTCTTTTCGGCTCTATGAACGTCCTCGCACTGGCTGACGGTTTGCCTGTATGGAGCAATCTGATGCTCGGCATCATCGACCAGATCGACACTACCTTTGCGAGAGAACAGAAGGCTACGAACCCGAGAATCAAGAAATATATGGAAAGATGGAAAAAGTAATCTGGTCTTTACCGACATCGGTCAACGTAAACGGAACAGAATACGAAATCCGGTCTGACTATCGGGCGGTGTTGGATATCCTCACCGCCCTTGTTGATAGCGAGCTGGACGAGCAGGACAAGGCGGAGGCATCGTTGAGAATCTTCTATCCCGACTTTGAGGAAATGCCATCCAGCGACTATCAGGAAGCTTTGAACCAGTGTTTCCGGTTTATAGACCGTGGGGAAGAACGCAAAGAAAAGAAGCGAGAACCCGTGTTGATGTCATGGGAGCAGGACTTCGACATGATTATTGCCCCCGTGAACAGAATCGCTGGATGCGAGGTTAGGGCGCTTGAGTATCTGCACTGGTGGTCGTTCCTGTCTTTCTATCAGGAAATTGGAGACTGCCTGTTTGCTCAAGTGGTTCGTATTCGAGACAAAAAGGCACACGGGAAGCCTCTGGACAAGCAGGAGCGGGAGTTCTACCGAAAGAACAGGGATATAATCGATTTGAAAGTTACATACACAGAGGCAGAGAAAGACGTTCTCGCCGCATGGGGCATTTCAAAATAAGGTGGTGAGAAAATGGCAGATGGAAGAATCGTTGTTCAAGCGGAGGTCGACGCAAAAAACGCGCAGAAGGAGCTTGATAAGCTGACGGCGAAAATCGACAAGATGGAAGCCGAGCTGAAGAAAAGCACCGGAGAGCAAAGCGGGCTGAAATCTCAGCTTGACGCAGCGAAAGAATCTGCAAAACAGGCAGAAAATGCGCTGAAATCGTTGCGGGCGGAATCCGAGCGGCTTCGACAGATCACGTCCGGTGAGGTGGCTGCGTCTCCGGAGGCTTATATCACAGCATACGGACGGCAGACGGAAGTTGCGGCGCAAATCAAAGAGCAGGAAGCAATCCTAAAAGAGCAAGACAAGATCGTTGAGAGTTTGGACGGAAAGTATGCAAAAATCACGGACAAAGTGATCGCGCAGACTTCTGATTTGGACGCTGCGAAGCAAAAAGCCGGAGAACTCACGGAGCAAATCACAAGCGCAAGCGGCGCGACAGAGCGCATGGAGACCGCTGCAAAAAAGGTTTCCGACAGCATGAATACGTTCAGCAAGCGTGTTTCCGGGCTTTTTAAGCGCGTTCTTGTGTTCTCTCTGATTACTCGAGCGTTGCAAAGCCTGCGTGCATGGCTTGGGAAGACCATCATGCAGAACGAGGAAGCGAGGGCGGCGGTTGCACGTCTCAAGGCGGCGCTTCTGACACTCGCGCAGCCGATTCTTCAAGTCGTGATTCCTGTTTTCGTGAAGCTTGTGAACATTCTGACACAGGTTGTTACAGCTATCGCGAAGTTCTTTGGTATGCTGTCCGGGAAAAGCTGGTCTTCGCAGAAATCAGCCGCGCAAGGGCTGAACGACGAGCAAAAGGCGCTGGAAGGTGTCGGCTCTGCAGCGGAGGACGCAAGCAAGAGCATGGCAAGCTTTGACGAGATCAACCAGCTAACCGACAATTCCGCTTCTGCGGCAGGTGGTGGCGCTGGCGGAGCGGCATCAACGGAGATCGCGCCGGACTTCTCGAATCTCGACATGGCAGAGGACAAACTCCACGATATTCTCGGCTTGGTAGGAGCGATTGCAGCCGGGCTTCTTGCGTGGAAAATCGCGAGTTTATTCACGAACGACCTGAGCAAAATTTGGGGCATCGCCCTTGCTGTTGCCGGTGCGTTTGCGCTTGTGTACTTCTGGCTGGATGCTTGGAATAACGGAATCGATTTGCAAAACTTCCTCGGGATGCTGGCAGGTCTTGCCGCGCTTGCAGTTGGACTTGCAATCGCTTTCGGGCCAATCGCGGCAGGAATTGCATTAGTTGTAGGCGGGCTTGCCATGCTGGTTGTCGGTATCAAAGACGTTATCGAAAATGGATTTAATTTGGTGAATACGCTTACGATCATCGCAGGGCTGCTTGCCGCTGGTATCGGCATTTCACTTCTGACGGGCAGCTGGATTCCACTTCTGATTGCAGGTTTCCTCGCCGCGCTGGTTGCGCTTGTGTCCTTCACCGGACATGGGGAAGAACTGATTCAAGGCTTAAAGAATATTATAGACGGTTTCGGGAAGTTCTTCAAGGGTGTATTCACCGGAGACATGAAGCTTGCCGTAGAAGGCATTAAGCAGATCTGGGAAGGAATGAAGCAGACGTGGAACGCGATTGTAAACTCCATCAAGGATGCGTGGAACATGTTTATCACATGGCTGCAATCCAAGAGCCCACTGCTTGCATCAATATTTCAAACATATGGGAAATTTGTCTCAGATGTATGCAAAAACATCAAGGACATCTTGAAGGGTGTCATTGACTTCATTGTTGGTGTATTTACCGGAGACTGGACGAAAGCATGGCAGGGTGTCACCGAGATCTTCAAGGGGATCTGGAACAACATTGTTGCCATCATTGAGGCGGCAATTAACTTCATTATCAACGGTATCAACCTTCTGATTTCCGCTTTGAATACCATCCACTTTGAGATTCCAGACTGGGTTCCCATCATCGGCGGCAAGTCCTTCGGCATCAGTATTCCGCTCGTCAGTCAGGTTGCGCTTCCGAGACTGGCAGAAGGTGCGGTCATTCCACCGAACCGGGAGTTTATGGCGGTGCTTGGCGACCAGAAGAGCGGAACGAACATCGAAACGCCGCTTGAGACAATGGTGCAGGCATTCAAACAGGCGATGAACGAATCCGGCGGACGGCCGCAGACGATCATCTTGCAGCTCAACGGCAGGGAGTTTGCACGGGCTGTCTATAAGGCGAATAACGAAGAGACGCAGCGTGTAGGCGTAAGGCTGGCGGGGGTGAAAGCATGACGAGTGTTTTGACCCTCGACGGCACGGCGTATCCGAATCTGCATGTAACCAGTCTGAAACGCTCTTTCGCGGTTCTGGACGGCGATAATGCGGGGCGCGTGATGACCGGCGCGATGGTGCGCGATATCATCGGCACATTTTATAACTACAGTGTCGAACTGGACCCGGTTGGGACAGATCCTGCGGAGTATGACCGCTTTTATGAAGCGATTTCCGCGCCGGTAGACAGCCATTCTCTGACGATTCCGTATGCGCAGGAGACGTTGACATTTGATGCGTATGTGGCAAATGGCGACGATGAGCTGCTGACGGCCTATGGAGAAAAGAATGAATGGGGCAACCTGACATTCAACTTTGTGGCAATGAAGCCGAAGAGGACACCGCTATGAGCGTAAAAGTTGTGTATGAGGACGTTGCGGTTGGTTCTGCGGCGGCTGCGAGTGTGACAGCAAGCGAGTCTATGGGTATTTCAAAAACCTCGCTGCTCCCATTCGGCGCTTTTGAGGGACCAATTGCAACGACGGAGCAGAATCAATGGGTGCTGAACGGCACGCGAAAGCTCAAGCCAAAATCTGAGCCAGTCGGCTTCTGGTCGACACCTCGGAGCGGCGCAGACTGTACGTTCCAAACACCTCCTACCATTGAGATATCTCTTGACGGGCAGTTTACGTCCCTCGGCATCTACTTCAAATTTGACGGGGAAACCGGGGACTATTGCAGCGACCTCGATCTTTCGTGGTACAACGGGAGCACGGAGATTGCCGCGCAGAAGTTCTTTCCAAACTCCGGAAATTACTTCTGCGAGAGAACTGTAGAGCTGTACAACAAAATCAAGATTCAGTTCAACAAAACGAATCTGCCAAACCGACCAATCAAGATATCCCTTATCCTTTTCGGCATTGTTCGAGAGTTCGAGCGGCAGGAGCTTCGGAGCGTTGAGGCGACCGAGGAATTGAACATCATATCCGACGAGCTGGCGATTAACACGCTGGACTTCACGTTGGACAGCATGGAAGATATTGATTTTATTTTCCAAGAGAAGCAGCCCGTTTATGCGTACAACGGAAAGACGAAAATCGGCACGTTTTACATCGACGAATCTACCCGCGTAAGCAAAAATGTATACAACGTTTCCTGCATCGACGCTTTGGGGATTCTGGACGAAGACCCATTCCCAGCTGTTGTTTATTCCAACGCCAACGCGAAAACGGTTTTAGAAAGCATCCTCGGCGGGTATTTCGTCTTGGAGCTTTCGGAGGAACTACAGACAGAGAAGCTGACAGGATACATTCCTGATTGCACGCGAAGGGAAGCTTTGCAGCAGGTGGCGTTTGCGCTTCGGGCTGTTGTGGACACCAGCGGAACAGGAAACGTGAAGGTATGGAGGCTGTCTGAGGAAACACCGACGGTGATTCCTATGAACCGGCTCTACGTCGGCGGCGAAGTCAGCCAGTCTGCCATCGTGACCGAGGTAAGAGTTACCGCGCACACGTACAGCACGTCCGGAAGCGGAAGCGATACGGTTGAAGTTGGCGGGAAAAAGTATTTCCACACGACGGCGGTCACGGTAAAACAGAACCCGAACATTACGGCCTCGACCAAGCCGAACGTCATAGAAGTCAAGGACGCGACGCTTGTCAACTCGACGAATGTTGCAGCGGTAACGCAGCACGTCTTTGACTATTATATGCGGCGGCAGACGCACGGCGTTCAAATCGTCATGGACAAGGAGCTTCCCGGTGACTATGTAGACACCACAACTCCGTGGGATGATCACATTACCGGGACGATAACGAGCATGACCATCAAACTGAGCGGCATCGCGGCGGCTGAGTGCGACATCGTCGGAACGGGGGCTTCTGCATGAGAATTATGAAAACCTTAATCACCGACCGGACGCAGGCGGACGCTTCCTATGCTGAGAAGCTTTACAAGAAGCTGTGGAGCGACTTCACGGAGCAGGAAAAGGCAGACTTTGAAGCTGGCTTGAAAGGTTCTTACAAAGCGTCTGACCTGAACCGCGTCGGTACGGCGCTTATCACCATCCGTGACCGGCTGAGAACGCACTGTATCGACGTTCCGGCAGAAGTGCAGGAAAATTATGGTTCTGACGAAGTGCTCGACAAAGACGTTATGGACGCTTATATCGAATCCGCGAACGCCGTATATGATGCAGTTGTCAATTCTGCCCCGCGCCCTCCGGCAAAAATCAACGAACTAGACTGGGAGGGCGCGAACAACATTGAAAAGACGATCATCGCCGTAGATGACGTGTTGGAGAGTCGGGAGGTCGGCTGGGTTTACGCGGACGAGGAACTATACGCAGGAGACATGGGGGGATAACATGAAAGACCGAACGCCAAAATTTCCGGGGCGGGTAAAGCTCAAGCCCGTTGCCGGACAGACAGATACTTACGACATGACGCGCGCAGACGACCCGGACGATACCGGCACGCCGTTTAACAAACGCACCATGCTGCAAGACTCCACGGGGCAGTTTTTAAAGCTTCCGCTCGCAAACCCATTCCCGGACGACGCATTCCGTCACATGGTCGACCGCATCGTACCCATCGGCACCATCCGGACGAGCCCTGCGCAGAGGCTGGGAGATGCGTGGTTGAAGTGCGACGGGGCGCAGGTGACATTTACGGAGTATCCGCAGCTGTGTCAACTGCTGCGCGGAATTTCAGCCGAAGGTGTTGTGTGGGATGGAGTGTCGTTCCCGGTATCAGGGCATATAAATTCGGTAAGCAAGGCTGTATATTTTGATGGGCGCTGGATAGTTGCGGTTCGAAAAACACTGACGTCAGCAGGGTCAAATACTTATAACTCTGTAATATCAATTCTGAGCGCGACGGAATTAACTGGAACGTGGACGGAAGAGTATACCGTAACAACACAAATTGCAAACGCATCGTCACCAAGACTGCATATCGCATGTACAGATAGCAGATGCTTAATAATTTTCCCGTCAGGCCCGTATGGGGGAACAAAGCTTGGCAGGCTGTATTGCGAGGCTGGTAGTAGCGTGTGGAGCAATTTGGAAGACCATGAAAGCGACAGCTGGAATTATATGACTATCTACGGGCTGGATGCGTATGATGGAGTTTTTGCGTGGGCGATTCCCGGATCTTTCGGAACGACAATTTATCATACGGAAACGCCGGAGACCATTAGTTCTTGGCAAGGCACAAGAATTAATCAATTCCCTGAGTACTACTTCACCAATGTATCTTTCGCGCATGTAAATGGAAATTGGGTGTTGTGCGGAGTTGGAAGTTATAATTCGTCCGGGACATCTACAACACTTTCAGTGGCAGTAAGCAGTGATGCAAGCGGTTTTTCCTTTACGCTGAAAGAACAGCAAATTACAAAAATTGCAAATGGAGCAAACGCAATGTCAGCGGTTTGCTTCATGAATGGGAAGTATTACACGCTTATTGATGGAGCCTCAACATATAGCAATAACGGTATCGTGGTGCTTGCATCATCCGTCGACCTTACAAACTGGGAATACCAGATTGTCGGAAATAACAGTGGGTATGAAAACAATGGAGAATCATGTGCAATCGCAGCGAGCAACACGCTCTTGGTATTTGCCAATAAGTGGCACACATGGACAACAGCCGACCCAACTGCGGTTGTGAACGAAGCGATGCTTCCGAGCGGGGCGATTCCACAACACTTTTTGTTCGTCAGCGATACTGCATATGCCATTATGGGTGGGTCTATCGCATATCACGACTATTCGACTGATACGCGCCTCCTGCCTACCATCTCGCTTTCGGACGACACGACGACGTTCATCAAAGCAAAGAACGAACTGGATGTATTTGAATCACAGCAGAGCGGGGGGTGATTAAGTGTTTCAGAAAATCGCGAACGCTTTATCGGTGGAAGTTGAGGGAACTGACCTGACGAAAGCGACGAAGATTGAGTTCTATGTGAGACAGGGGTGTTCCTTCTTCCAGTACGAACCTACAGTAGTCGACGAAACGCACCTGCTTGTAAAAATCCCGTATGCAGACGCAATGCGGCTGCAAGCAAGCACCGTAAGGCTACAGCTTGCATTAACGGATGGCGACGGAAACCCGATGGCGGCTGAAATCGTGCAGACGGACGCGAAAAAGTTCTTGAAGGAGGCTGGATATGATTAAAATGACGCTTTCCCAGCCGGAAATCAAGATGAAGATCGCCCCGGCGAAGGTGGTTTACACGGGAGATAGCAAGCCGTATGAGGGCGTATACGACGTAACGCCGCAGGCAAAAAGCGCAGTCATCTTGCCGACAAAGGACCGGCTGCTCTCCCGCGACGTAAACGTCAAAAAGATTCCATATTACGAGACATCAAACCAGACCGGCGTAACGGTCTATATTGCATCGGAGGTATGACATGGGTAGGAGTAAAATTATTTATGGCGGCGAGGTCCTGCTTGACCTGACTGCCGACACCATCGAGCCGGGCAAGGTCCTGCTGGGGTTTAAGTACCACGGCCCGGACGGCGAGCTGCACACAGGCACCTGCACGTTTGACCTGGACACGTCGGGTGCAACCGTCAAAGCGTCGGAGATCCTGCTCGGCAAAACAGCGGGCGCGCGCGGCAGCCTGATCACAGGCTCTATGCCGGACAATGGCGCGGTCGCCGCGAGGATCTCCACGGTAAACGGCGAGTACATCGTGCCGCTCGGCTATCACGACGGCAGCGGCAAGTGCGTCATCGACCCGGATGAAGCGGCAAAGATCATCGCGGCCAACATCAAAAAGGGCGTGACGATCCTCGGCGTCGAGGGCACCTATGGCGGCGAGTCGGTGAGCGTCCAGACAAAGACGGTAGATCCGCTGACAACCTCGCAAAAGGTCCTGCCGGACCCCAATTATGACTACCTCTCGGAGGTCACGGTCAACGCGATCTATTACAACGAGACAGACAACGCCGCGGGAGGAAAGACCGTCACGATCGGCAAAAGCGCAGGTGAGTAACGATGGGCAGGAGTAAAATCGTCTATGCGGGCGATACGCTGCTCGACCTGACGGAGGATACCGTCACGCCGGAGACACTTCTCAAGGGGAAGACGGCGCACAATGCGGCGGGCGAGCTTATCACCGGCACCATGATTGCCTCGCAGCTGCAACTGGTCGTAACGGTATCTGCCGGTGCGACGGTCACAGCAACGAACGGCTCCAAAACGATCAGCGGAACATCTGACAGTACCGGCGTTTGTACACTTATCGTACCGGAAGCGGGTACGTGGAGCGTGTCAGCAACACTAAACGGACAGACTTCCAACACGCAGAGCGTGTCCGTAAAAGACAGCTACGCCGTGTCCTTGACGTTCTTTAGCGCGACGATCACGGTAACGGTCGATTCCGGCGCATCCGTCGAGTTGAAAAAGGGCGGCGTAACAGTCCAGACAAAGACCAGCACTGGGACAGTTGTTTTCACTGTCACGGAGACGGGAGCGTACACGGTCACGGCAACAAAGAACGGGCAGACGACGAGCGGCTCCGTCAATGTCGTTTCCGGCACGACCTCCTACGCGGTGGCGCTGAGCTTCTTGAAGGACAACTTCGCGGACAACGACTGGGCTTCCATCATTGCAGCGTGTCATTCGGGCAGCGTGCCCAGCACATGGGTAGTGGGCAACAGCAAGACGATGACCATCAATGGCGCGAGTTATCAGGTGGACATCATCGGCAAGAACCACGACACCTACACCGCAGGCGGGAAGGCACCGCTGACCTTCCAGCTGCACGACTGCTACGCGGACACGAAAGTCATGAACAGCTCGAGCACCAACAGCGGAGGATGGACGAGCTGCGCCATGCGAAGCACGCACCTGCCCGCCATCCTTGCCCTGATGCCGACGGAGATACAGAACGGCATCCGGGAGGTGAATAAGCTGACCTCGGCGGGCAGCCAGAGCGCCACCATCAACACCACGGCGGACAAGCTGTTTTTGCTCAGCGAGGTCGAAGTCTTCGGCTCGACCAGCTACTCGGCGGCAGGCGAAGGCACGCAGTACGATTACTACAAGGCGGGCAACAGCAAGGTCAAGAATCGGAACGGCTCTGCAGCCAGCTGGTGGGAGCGCTCGCCGTATGCCAGCTATTCCACGCGTTTCTGCCTGGTCAACGGCAACGGCGGCGCGAACTATATCGCCGCCAGCGATGCCCGTGGCGTGGCCTTCGGCTTCTGCTTTTAATCCAGAAAGGAGCAAGAACGAATATGTACAGAATTACAAGCAAAAGCACTTTTGCTGGATACGCGGACAGCGTTGTTCCCATCCGCTATCATCCGGACGGGTTTTATATCCTATGTGAAAAGAGTGAAGCGGACGGCTTCTGCGCGAAGATGGCTGCGCCGCTGACCGACGAGGACGGGAAGGAATATCAGGCACTTTCTGATACGGTGTTCCGGCTTGCGGGCAAGCTGCTGAAGGGCACAGAGCCGGAGGGCAGCTATGAGGAAATGGGCGCAGCCGTCCCGCTGACCGAGGCGGAAGCCGCGCTTGCAGAACTGGAGGCAATCTATGACGCAGGATAAATTAGAAAAGCTCAAAACCGCCATCAAGGACGGCAAGCTCGTGCAGGCTGCGGGCGGAATCACGGAGGCTGTGGCGCAGTCGGACAAGCTGGGCTATGACTGGCGCAACATCTACGTCAACGACATTCTCGTCCGGCAGGAGTACGTCGAGCAGGCCGTAAAACAGGGTACGGCTGACAATCCAATCGTGTGGGAGGTCGGCATGGCGCTCATCCGGAACGCCTACTACACGCATGGCGGCGAAACAAAGGTCTGGATGGGCGAAGCAGGTACGACGGCAAAGTGGACGGACAGCGCCTTCGTGCCGATCTGATAGCGCGGAAAGGAGAACACATGGACGACGGAATTCAGGCGCATGTCGCAGCGATCGACGCGCGCTGCAAATCCAACCAGCACCGCATCGACGAGCTCGAGGCGGACAACAAGGCGCTTCACCAGCTGGCTACCTCTGTGGAGGTGCTGGCGACGAAGCAGGAGACGATCGAGTCGAACTTGAACGAGATCAAGACCGACGTGAAAGCCCTCAAGGCGCTCCCCAGCAGCCGCTGGGAGGGGCTTATCAAGGCAGCCGTGACAGCGATCGTCGCGGGGCTGGTAGGCTACGCGCTGGCTCTGGCGGGACTGGGAGGCTAGTATGGCGGACGGGCAGAAAAAGCCGCAGCGGAAGACGAAGGGGCGCATGGCGCGGGAGCTGGTCTACTACTGCATTTACGCCCTGACGCTTACGCTCGCGTGGGCAGTGGTCGTCAAGACGGTCGCTGTCATCCTCGACCGCCCGTCCGACCTCTCCGACGTGCTGATCTTCGCGGCGGCGGCGTTCGGCGGGGAGCTGCTGCTCCTGCTGTGCAAGAGAGTATTCGCGAAACCAAATGAACCGGTAGAATGAAAGGGGTACATATGGAAAACATCAAAAAGCGGCTGGGCAACCTGCTCAGTGTCAAGAGCCTGGTCACACTCTCGTTGACCATCGTCTTTGCCGTCCTCGCCCTGCGGGGAGACATCACCGGCAAGGACTTCCTGACGATCTTCCTGACAGTAATTACCTTCTATTTCGGGACCCAGAGTCAGAAAGCGCAGGACGCGATTGACAACGCGGGTACGCCGCAGGAGGGCGAACAGAAATGATGAAAGCATCTGAGCTTGTGCGCAGGCACATTGACGTTGCGAAGAACTACAAGACCGTCTACATGTGGGGCTGCTTCGGCTCTCCCGTGAGCGAAACGATCATTGACGAGAAATCCGCCCAGTACCCGGACTGGTACACCAGCGGCAGAGTCACATATCTGCGCAGCCTCATCGGAAAAGTTGTCTATGGCTTTGACTGCGTGAACCTCACGAAGGGCATTCTCTGGGGCTGGAACGGCAACAAAAACGCTTACTACGGCGGTGCAAGGTACGCCTCGAACAGCGTGCCGGATGTCTCCGCCGACGGCATGATCACCAAGTGCTACGCCGTGTCCGGCATCGGCTGGGACAAGCTGATTCCAGGCGAAGGTCTCTGGATGCCCGGTCACTGGGGCATGTACATCGGTGATGGTCTGGCGGTCGAATGCACCCCGATCTGGGACAACGGCGCACAGATCACCGCCGTCCAGAACATCGGCACGAAAGCAGGCTACCACGCCCGCAATTGGCAGAAGCACGGAAAGCTCCCTTGGGTCGAGTACGACACCGTGAAGGTCGACGAGGCCGTCGAGGAAGCAAAGAAGACCATCAAGCAGAAGGCTGGTCTTACAGACAGCACGATCGATTACCTCGCCGCGTATAAATACGGCGACGATCTTCTCAAAAAACTCGCAGCTGCGATGAAGTAAGGTGGTGTTATTATGGCACCGCAGGCGCGGGCAAAACTCCCGCCGGAGCTTAGCTGTTTGACGAGGAAAGACATGGAAACCGTCATCTATCAGGCAAATCTCGGCAGGGAGAACGCGAGAATCGCGCAACTGTATTTTGTGGATAAGTTACCACAGGTAGACGTTGCCACAGAGCTGTATCTTGGCCGTGCCACGGTGCAGCGCCGCCTGCCTGGTATCGTGCGGGAGATGCAGCGGACATCCAACAAACTGTATAACTGAGATAAGCGCCGGGAAATCGGCGCTTATTTTTTGTATTTTTGCAAAAAAGTACTTGACATATAGTGTTTAATACTATATAATAAGGCCATAAGATAAAGCAAGGCGAAAGCCGGGAGGGAACAAACAATGGAAATCAAGAGCATCAATACAAAGAAACTTTACTACGCGTCAAATAAACTCAGCACCATCGAAAGTAGAATTTATGCGGAGGTGGAAACGGCGCACAAGTTTATGTGCGAAGGGCTTATCACGGAAACTGAATTCGCGGCGATCAGAGCAGACCGCGAAAAGAAAATGGCACCGTATAAAGACGGAGCCGATCTGCTGACCCGCTTCGCGAATGCCGTGAACGCGCATGTTTACATGGCTGAAACCGGCGATATCATGGCAGAGATGATGGTTGCGAATTCGGAGCCCGTTGAGAGTTTCGATCTTGAGGCTGTAAAAGCAGCCTTGCGCCGCGCGGCGGACCTCGACGACCCCATGCCTTGCTGATTGGAGGTGGAACTATGCAGAGCGATTCGCAGCGCCGCGCCACTGCAAAGTGGCAGGCCGAAAACATGACAAACGTCGCCGCCAGAGTGCGGCGTGAGGTTGCTGAAGAATTTAAGGCGGCAGCAAAAGAGGACGGAACAACACCCAATGAGCTCCTGCGGGGCTGGATTGGTGAGTATATAAACAAGGAGGTGACGACTATGACAACCGAGCAGATTCAGGCGCTCGCCGTGATCTTTGCGATCTGCCGCAAGGCCACAAATACAAGGAGCCAGAGCGACATCGACAACGCGCAGAGATTCCCAATCAAGTGGGCGACCATTATGGTCCGCAAGCTCCACGCGATGGGCAAGGCAACGGACGATATCGACCGCGCAATCGCCGAGCAGTACGGCAAAATCGACATCGATACGTTTACGGCCAACTTTGACAAATGCCTCACACTCGAGCAGCAAGGCGTTTGGAGCATAGCATATTTTAAAGAGATGACGAGATAAGCAAAATTGAGGCACAACTGAGGCACACGAAAATACGAAAAAGCCCATACTGGACACATCAAAGGAGTGTTCGGTATGGGCTTTTCTTATTTCAATCCAAACCCGGAAGGAAAACAAGTCGGAGACTGTACCGTTCGGGCGATTGCGAAGGCGACGGGAAAGAGCTGGGATGAAACATATGTTGGGCTTTGCCTACAGGGTTTGAAAATGGGGGACATGCCGTCGGCAAACAGTGTCTGGGGCGCGTACCTCCGGCAGCATGGATTTACCCGGAATGTTGTGCCGAACACATGCCCGGACTGCTATACGGTCGAGGAATTCGCGAGAGACCATCCGCGCGGTGTGTATGTACTAGCTCTATCAAGCCACGTCGTGTGCGTAGAGGACGGAAAGTATTTTGATAGCTGGGATTCCGGGAACGAAATCCCGCTGTTCTACTGGGAAAAGGAGGATAAATGATGTTCGGACAACAGCCTTATGTGTATCAGCAGCCGATTTACAATCAACCGCCCATGATGCAGGACCCAATGATGCGTCCACAGTATCAGCCTGCGCCGTCGATGCAGTATCCTGCTCCGCAACCACAGCCACAGCAACCGAGCGGGGGACAGTCTATCATCTGGGTTCCGAACGAAAAGGCGGCAAACGAATTTATCGTCGCGCCGAATAACGCTGTCACGCTTTGGGATATGAATGCACCGGTTGTGTATGTGAAGAAAGCCGACGCAAGCGGTAAACCAGCAATGACAACGTATGACCTCGTAGAGCGCTCTACAGCCCCCGTGAGCCCCACAGCGCCGCAAACAGCGCCCACGGTGGAGTACGTGACCCGCAAGGACTTTGACGAACTGGCGGCAAAGGTGGCGGCTCTGAGCGTCAAGCCCGTTAGAAAGTCGAAGGAGGCAGACAATGAACCCACTGTTTAATGCACTCGGCGGCGGGCAAATGCCCGGGGCTATTGGGCAGTTTCAAAATATGATGCGGCAGTTTCAGCAGTTCAAGCAGAGCTTTCAGGGAGACCCGAGGGCGGAGGTTGAGAAGCTGGTACAGTCTGGGAAAATCTCGCAGCAGCAGTTGAACCAGCTACAGCAGATGGCTGGACAGTTTCAGCAGTTGATGCAGTAGTTCAGAAATTCCGAACAGCTGAACGGTCAAAATCGTGGCCACGATTGAGATAAATTTCAAAATCTACGAAAGGAGAAAACTATGAGTTTGAATGGCGATGGTATTCCTATGAACATGCCTGTAGTTCCGGCAAACTCGGACGGCGGAAACGGATGGGGCGGCGGTAATGGCTGGTGGATCATTATCCTGTTCCTCGCGATTTTCTGCGGCTGGGGTAACGGAAACGGCTTTGGCAACCGTGGAGGGAACGGCGGCGTTGTTGACGGCTATGTTCTGGCCTCTGACTTCTCGAACATCGAAAGAAAGATTGACAGCGTGAACAATGGTGTCTGCGACGGCTTCTATGCGATGAACACGGGGATGCTTAACGGCTTTGCCGGTGTAACGCAGGCTGTGACTTCCGGCTTCTCTCAGGCGGAGCTTTCCCGCTGCAATCAGCAGGCCGCGCTTATGCAGCAGCTGAACAACATGGCGATGCAGGCTGCAAACTGCTGCTGCGAGACCAGAGAGGCGATTCAGGGTATCAATTATAACCTCGCGACGCAGGCTTGTGACACTCGCAACCAGATGCAGAACAGCACTCGCGACATCATCGACGCGATGAACTGCGGCTTCCGCAGCATCGACCAGAGATTGACGGCGCAGGAACTGGCTGCAAAGGACGCGAAGATTGCCGAGCAGAACCAGCAGCTCTTTGCGGCGCAGCTGGCGGCTTCTCAGGCGGCGCAGAACGACACGCTCAAGTCCTACGTAAGTGGACAGCTGGCGTATTATAACCCGCGTCCGGTCCCGTCGTTCGCGGTGCCGGCTCCGTACCAGTTTGCAGGCTGCAATAGCGGCTATAACTACGGCTGCGGCAACTGCGCTTAACTCCATAACGTAGAGCTTTTTCGTGAGGTCACGAAAATGATCGGTTCCTTGCCGATACTCGATCAACGCGGCGGGGCAATCGTCCCGCCGCTATTTTAATTGCCTCTAATTCGAGGCAGAAAGGAATGATTTTATGGCTGAATTTACATCATCCGGAATTCAAACTGTTGCCGCTGGGCAGAACGTCCCTCTAATTTCCACGTCGGCTTGTGGCAAACCGTGTATCGTCCACCGTGACGGAAGCGGACTTGTTACGCTGCGTGGTCTGACGCAGCAGTGCAAGGCGAAGTTCCGTGTATCCTTTGGCGCGAATATCGCCATTCCTACAGGCGGAACAGTCGGAGCTATCACCGCTGCGCTCGCCATTAACGGGGAGGCTTTGAACAGCGCCACAGCGACCGTAACCCCTGCGGCTGTTGAGAACTATTTCAACATCTACGTTTCTGCATTCGTGGAAGTTCCGCGCGGCTGCTGCCTGACTGTAGCAGCAAAGAACACCAGCGCACAGGCGATCAGTTTCGCAAATAGCAATATGATCGTCGAGCGCGTATCGTGAAGGGAGGAAGGAATATGTACGATTTGAGAAACCTTCGGGAAATGCTCTGCAAAGAGCTGGACGAAATCGCCGACAAGCGCGAAATGTCCGCTGGCGATCTGGATGCCATCCAGAAGCTTACCAGTTCCATCAAGAACACTTATAAAATCGAAATGCTCGAGGATGGCGGGTATTCGCGTGACGGAGAGTGGGAGGCGGACATGCGCGGCACGTATGGGCGCGGAAGCTCCTACCGTGGCAGGCGTCGCGATTCTATGGGGCGATACAGCCGGACCGATGCTCGGGAGCATATGCGCTCGACGCTGGAAGACATGATGCGCGACGCGGACGATGATAAGACGCGCGAGGCTATCCGCCGCTGCATGGAGCAGATTGACAGAGCATAAGGAGGGAAAGACATGCTGGATGAAGCCGAAATCCGAAAGGAAATAGCACGGCTGGAATACGAAGAATCCAGCTATCCCAATTATGCCAAACTGGCGAACCTATATGTGATACGCGACAAGATGCAGGAAGAGGAACGGGGCGACGGCGGTAGGTATGTGGGTTACTACTCCGGCGCTCCCGCTCCTGTTACCGCGCAACCGGCTACCGTGGGCGATTACGGGGACAGTGAGTTTTTGCTTGCGGTAGCCGGGAAAGACCCGGCGAAGGCTTGGACGGTCGTTGACGAACTCATGGACACGCTTTCACTTGTAAACCGAAGGGTATATGATTCTGTTTTAAGAAAAATAAAGTCCCTATGACGAGGCAAAAAGCGTGGCAAATTCCGTGGCAAAAATGCGTGTCAAAATTGTGTTTTGCGTGTCAAATAATTGATACGCATCGCAAATAAATGATACGCTCGAAATGCCTGAAAGCCTTGATATACAAAGGAAAACCCTGTAATCACTTGAGATTACAGGGTTTCTTCTTTGGCGCGGAAGGAGAGATTCGAACTCTCGAATTGAGCTTTAAACCAGTTGAAAATACTGCACTTTTTATTTTCATGGCAAATATCGTGGCAAAATTAAGAGAAGAACTTTTTCATTTCCTGCACAGACTCGGAAATGTCTGCTTGTGCGATGTGTGTATAGATTTTACGCATTGTTCCGTAGTCTGACCATCCGCCCAGCTGCATCGTGATTTTTTCCGATATACCAAGCTTATATGCAAGGGAGCAGAAGGAATGCCGCAGACCGTGTGTCCCGACTTCTGGCAAATTCGCTTCCTTGCATATTTTATTTGATGCAGCGCGAATGCTGTTCGGATTTGCAACGATGACAAAATCACTCGATCTTTCTGCTTCTGAAAGCAGCTGCGACAGCTTCGGTATCATGATTGGGATAGTCCGCCGTGAAGAACGGTTTTTGTTAGACACTTTATTCACCAGCTTGTTGTTTTCGTCGAACAGGGTAGCCCCTCGAACCGTTATGGACTGCTTTTTCAGATCAACGTTCTCCCAACGCAAACCGAGGATTTCTGACACACGCAGAGAGTGCAGCGCAAGAAGAAACGCGATTTCATACTTGCTCCCTTCCGCCGCTTTCAAAAACACAGGAATTTCTTCCGCAGACAAAAAAGCGTGCTCGTCCGATTGGATGGCGGGAAGCGCCACTTCGTATGATACACCATATCGCTTAAGCGCCGGACGTATCAGCGCCCATGTCTCGCGGATGGTCTTCGGGCTGCATTTTTCGGCGTTGATCGCCTGCTGTATAGCACTCACGGAGAGTTTGGATAAGGGGACATCCATGATAGGTTGAAGGTAACACCGTTGCTTGATTCTGTGTCCGCGAATAGACGCTGGGGAAAGAGTGCCGCTCTTGAATTCCAGGTATTCGTCTATGGCTTTGCGGATTGTTATTTCCGGCTTGGCCTCCTCGGCAGAAAGGATACCAATTTTGTATTCTAAAGCTGCCTGCTCTGCTTCTCGCTTCGTTCCGGCAGTGAACGACCTCGCTTCCCCATTTACCATCACTCGGCAGCGGTAAGAGCCGGACGGCAGTTTTTCAGCCTCTGGGACTTTCAGCTTTTTCATTTCGGATCTCCTTTTTGACGATACGAAGAATGGTGAAGCCTACGGCCAGTATGGACGCGACAATCAAGGCAATAAATATCCACGCCATTACAGATAGCCTTCCACCCCGGATTATGCCAGCGTCTGTGATTTGCGAATCGATAACAAGGTACACGATCAGCGAAAACGCAAGCATGGCACAGAAAAAGACCAGCAGGTAGCAGATAGCGTGTGTGGCTTTGATCTGCGCCCGCTGCATTTCGTTTGCGGCGGTCGCTCTGACGTTCTCGAGTTCAAGCCTGTGGTTCCGCTCCTGTAGTTCGCTTGGGCTGTCAGTAGGCGGTTTTAGCCCGAACAGCTCATCCAGTGACAGCCCGAGAACGCGGCACAGCGCGGCAGAATTGTACAGTTTCGGGTCCTGCTGTGTTCCTGCGCAGAGCTTCGTCACAGCCGATCTGGAAACGCCGGATTCCTCGACAAGTCTGTCGATGGTGTAATGCTGATCTTCCTTCGCCCGCTTTATGTTCCTCTGATATGCAGAAATATATGGGGCGAGTTCCTGAATTGCTGACATGATATACCTCCGTTTTCACATATATTTCGCTGATTTTTCCGCCACTGGTATGATTTTACCAATTTGAGGGTGGACATTTCTGCCCACTTTGCTATGCTGGTTACAGGCGCGTGAGAAAGCCCCACCGCCGGGGGAGCGACGGTGGGGCGATCTTAAACATTCTATTATACAAAATAGTCTGTCCCATAATTGCCGCTTACGAGGGTTACCGGACGAAGAAAATGCAAGGTGTTCTTTGTGGAAGATTCCAAATTGAAATTATTGAACGAGCGTTCTAAAATATGGAGGTACACCAAATGCAGAGCATCAATATTCGCTTTGAAAACGGGAAAGTAAACATCATCGTAGACGGGGCACTTTTCAAGGACGTCCACAGTCTAAGCCTGGACTACATCAAGGGAGCACCCATGCTCTTTGCTTGCGTCTCAGATGTAGGCGAGACACGGGAGAAGTGGAACCAATGCCCGCTGCCGAACTGAACGCTTATTGCATATCGCGGGAATTGGCCGATTCCAGAACGGTTCCAGACTGATTTACAAACTGTACAGATACGTTATCCGCCGGAGTTCCGTTAAATGCGTTGTACATACCGCCGTACATATAAAAGGCCATAACCATGATGGACTCTTGTAAGCCAACAGTATCCGTGGAAAGCGTCACTGTAAACGCTGTGTAGTCGTTGGAAGCGGAGACAGAAACGATATTTGGATAGTCGGAAGAATCAGCCATTTTTGCAAGCTCGGTATCGATGTTTTGCCGCAGCTCTTGCATAAGGTCGTTGTGCTTGGATTCCGTCATGACATATGTGGCAGAGCCGTCGGCATTAATTTTGGCGGAGATAAATCCGTCCGCTTTGCTGACTTCTGCGTCAAGTGATTCCTGCGTCGTTCCTTCGTCGAGGAAATCAGCGGGAACGGTAAGCTCGATCGTGCGACCGGGCGTTTTTTCGGCGGAAATCGATGTGGTGGAAGTTCCTTCTTGCGTATCCGTTGCCGTGCTTGTCGGTGAGGATACCGAAGCGCTTGCCGGAGAGGCCTGCGTGCTGCTCGGCGCTTTTTGGGGAATCAGAAGGACGGCAACCACAATGATAATGGCGATTGGGATTGCCACAATAAGCGCTTTCCCGAGCGGGTTTTGCTTCTTCGCTCGGCGCGCACCACAGGCCGGACACTTCTTCTCACTGGCGTTAATCTGCGCGCCACAAGAGCGGCAGATAACTTTTCGGTTCCAAGTCCCGCAGTTTGGGCACTCTTTCATTCTTTCGTCAAACGTTTCCCCACAACGAGGACATTTGACGGAATATACATCCTTTGGCATGGTACGAACCCCCGGTTTTGTAAGATACAACAATTTTACCACCAGAGTTTTACAGTCTCAAGGTCAAAATTACACAAAAAGAAATGATGAAATTTGGAAGATTGAAGAAGGAGGGCGCAAAATGGTTTGTATTCAGGACGATATGTGCTATAATAAGGGTGAAGAAATTGCGCCCATTGAAGAACTTAGAACGGAACTGATTGAAAAAATCAAACAGCTTCCGAACGAAGAATGTAAAAGAATCCTAAGCATTGTCAATGTTGAAAGTTGGAGGTACTGACGAAATGAAAATTATTATGATTGCACTTATACTCGCTGTGCTCGTGGCTTTCGTTTACTGCCTCGCGCAGTTGTTAAGAGCGGAGAAAATGCGCGATAAGCTTTTGGGCGAACTTCTAGAGGAGACGATTTCCATAAGAGACAGTGCAAAGCGAAATCCAGTACGTATGCCTATTGATGTAATTGTTGAAGCTGCTCGTTCAGCCATGAATGGTAGCTTTGGAGAAGGGCAAGAGCCATAGCATTGTATGACTTCATCAGGAATGCGTATTGTTCCTTTGTAAACAGATCGGAAGATTTCTTCAAATCCTCCGTAGAAAACCGCGCGACATCATAAGAAAAGGAATCCATATTGATCTGAGACAAGAAGTCTGCAAACGGCGGTAAACTGCACATAGTTCCTCCTTACTGCAATTTTTGTATACTCTTATTTACTTCATCCATTACTTTCAGCAGGAAAGACATATCTTGACTATCTCTTACGATTTCAAGAAGCATGTCTTGATCGGGCGCTTCGCCATCGGCGGGGCGCTCTTTTTTTATGCCCTCCTGCGGAACGAGTTCCTCGTCCGGCAGCAGGTCTGCCACGGATACACCGAGATATTCTGCGATAGCCGGTAGCTTGCTCTTTCTCGGCTTTGTTCTCCTAGTGTTCCACTGACTATAAACGCCACTAGATACACCGAGAAATTCGCACAAGTCAGCGCCGGTCTTTTTGCTCTTGGTCAAGTAATAATTGATTTTGTCTATTGTATCCATATTAGTCAATAAATAATTGTTCAAAATGCAATACTATGATAACTAAGTTTTTGTTGACATTCTTAGTAAACTTAGTTATAATAGTTTTTGTTAGGGCGGAACTTACAAGTGAGGTGATGGCGTGAAGAAAGACAAGTATATATGGGGATTTCAGATTGTTGGTTCAGACTGCGGATATGACGAGTTCGGTACGTTCCATTGCGCGTGCGGTCATTGCCTTCCGTTACGAGTTGATGTAAGTAAGGGCGGCAAATATCGCGGCAGCGACTGCGGCGACGGCAGATACGACGGTGAAAAACATGTTGATAAGAAACCGCCTTTTCTCCGTGCGTGCTTTCGAGCCTTCGGTTTCGACAAGCACATTTAGACCGTTTTCTTCTATGGACTTGTAACGCTTATTCCGATTGAGGAACAACCTGATTCTTTCTCTGAACGACTTGCACATGATTCATGCCTCGGCTTATGAGGCGTGAAAAGAACAACGCCCCGGACAACTTAACGGATTGTGGATAATGATAGGTGGTACTTTCATAATAGCACAATTCACTAAGTTGTCAAGAAAAACTTAGTATTCACAGACAGGAGGTATGTAAAGACATGGGGTTTAAGGAAGCGAGGCTTGCCGCTGGATTGACCGTTCAACAGGTAGTCAAGGCGCTAAAGGTTTCGGACGCATCTGTTTATCTATGGGAAACCGGGCAGATGTACCCGAAGACGGCGCGACTGCACGAAATCGCAGAGCTGTACGGCTGCACAGTGGACGAGCTTTTGAAGCCGAAAAAGGAGGGATAACATGCCAGCGGTAAAGTTCAGCCGGGACAATACGTCGAAGAACCTGTCCCGCCTGATTTATGGGAGGGTAAAGGAGAGAAACGTAAAACTAGATGACCTGCTTAAACTTGCCGGGGTATCAAGCAAAACGACGCTGACAAAGCGAATGCGCGAGCCATTGGGTGAGCAGATGAAAGGGACAATCGCAATTTGCAAGCGGCTTGGAATCACGCGGGAGGAGTTTTTGGACTCTTTTGATTACTAAGTATCCGGTCTGGGTGCTTGCAAAAATATCTAACAAATGAAAAGGAAGGAAACGCAAATGAAAATCAGATTAACATTTTTGGAGCCTGTGCTTGGAACGTGGCCGAGCAATGAGAACGTGGCGCGGGATTTCATCGCATCGAAAGCGCCGGACGCTTCTACCATCGAAGACGAGATCGCGGCTTTGGGCGCGGACGTGGTGGCCGACAAGGGTATGACGGTGTTCCCACGCGCGAACGGGTGCCCGGTTCTGTATGACTATCAGATCAAGGGGTTCTTCAAAGACTCTTGTGGTATGTTGGCAAGAGTCAAGAGCTCGAAGAGCTCGAGCTTGAAAGCTTACAAGAAGATCATCGACGGTTTGATTTTTGTCGAGCCTCGGCACATCCCGATTTCCGTCAACGGCGAGATCGGAGAATGTCAGCGGCCTTTGAGAGCACCGACCCCGCAGGGCGAGCGTGTGGCGCTTGCGAACTCGGAGGAAATCCCGGCGGGCAGCACGATCGAGTTTGAAATTACGATGCTGGATGAAAAGGCGCACAAGGATATCGTCTTGGAATGGCTGGATTACGGGCGGCTCAGAGGCATTGGCCAGTGGCGGAACTCCGGAAAGGGACGGTTCGCCTACGAAGTGCTCGATTAAGTGCGAGGGCATGGCTGAGTCTGGCAGCGAAAGGCAAAGGCGTAGCCGTGCGGGGCTCTGAGCGGCACAGCAACGGAATGGCAGGGCAGCGCAAGGAGACGCCATGAGACGCAATGGCGGGGTGGCGCCATGACGAGCTCTGATGGCAGCGGCATTGATCGCTATGTTCGGCAAAGGCTTCGACTGCTGTGTGTAGCGAGGGCATGACTTGGAGCTGCGTAGCGAAGCAAAGGCTTTGCTATGCAATTCGTGGCAACGGCACTGTAGAGATTTGATGTGCCTCGCAAAGGCAAAGAATAGTCTGGCCTCGCGGCGGCATGGGATGCTATGTTTGCAACGGAAAAGCGAGGCAAGGCTATGCTAAGGAATTGCGGTGAGAAGCGCCGCAGAGGCAAAGTTTCGCAAAGCAAGGGCAAGGCAAAGATTGCGCGGCAAAGGCGAAGTAAAGCAAGGATTGGCAACGGCGTAGTAACGCGCGCTTTGCTTCGACAGGCAAGGGCAGAGATGGGCTTTGATCGGCATGGCAAAGGCAATGTAAAGCTCAGCAATGCGTAGCGGCGGCAGGGCTGCGAAGGGCTCAGAGACGCAAAGGCTATGCAGCAAACAGAAAAGCCCCACTCGGCAAGGAAGATTATTTAAGGAGGATGAAATGAAAATTACAAAGGAGCTCCTGCGGGAGAAAGGCGCATGTGCAGCCGGATACAGGGATTTTCTGAAAGAATTCCCGGAAGAAAAGTATCCGGATGGCGTAGAGTATCAGGATTTGCTGGACTGCTGCGCGGAGAAGAATTTCAGTTACGGATCATGGCTGCTTTCCGAATTCGGCAGGACGGATGATGTCCGGAGGATCGACGGCGATCTGATCACCAAAAAATCAATCATTTTTGCTGGACGGCTAGAAGTTTCCGGAATCATCAAGGCAGGCGAAGGCATCGAGGCAGGCTGGGGCATCGAGGCAGGCGAAGGCATCGAGGCAGGCGAAGGCATCGAGGCAGGCGAAGGCATCAAGGCAGGCTGGGGCATCGAGGCAGGCAAAGGAATCAAGGCAGGCAAAGGAATCAAGGCAGGCAAAGGAATCAA